GCGGCAGCAGAGGCGGTGATGTCAGCCCGAACAGCCGCCGCGTCAAACACCAGGAAGATATTCCCGGCGGCCAGATCGGCGGCGAGCGACGAGGCCACATGGTCGCGGGACACCTGATACAGATTGTCGGTGGCCGGATCGCGGAAACCATCGCCAATCAGGTAGGCGGTGCCAGTCGCCCAGTTACCGGCCCACCGCGAGAACAAGCCAAGCGACTTGCTGCCGTCCGGGTTGAACAGGTCGTCCAGCAGATCGTAGAGGGTCCGACCGCCTTTCTCGCACGCCTCCAGATACGCATCGAGAACATGATCGCCCGTGAGCGCCGAAATAAAACGAACCTGCTCCCCAGTCGCCCGGGTAATGTTCGGGTCAGCCATGGCCATGCTCCTTCCGGTACTTCTCGATCACGTCTTCGGCAGACAGGTTTGCGTTGGCCTTGAAAGCGGCCATGCGCTTCTCAGTGTCCTCGGTGCTCAGGCCAAGCTCAGCCGCGTTCAGCCGCATCAGAGCCTCGGCAAAAACTTCGTTGCTGGGATCAACCTGCCACATTGGTGTCCACCCCAAGATCGTTCAGCGCAGCCATCAGGTTGCGACGGGTCAGCGATTTGCGGTCGTGCTCCTCGTAGCGACGCTCCAGCTGACGAAGCTGGTTGGCCAGCTCGGACATGAGCGCCTTCAGCTGCGCAACCTCGGCCAGCTGCGTACCGATCTCCCTGGCCTGCTCAACCTGCTCAGTCCGCAGAGCGGCCACCTGGGCCTTCACGAATTCCCGCACCATCGGCGGGATCAACTGCTCAAGCTGTTCCGGATTGGGGGTCATCTCAGCGCCTCATCGGGATCAAGTTGCCAGCCTGAGCCTGCTGCATCAGCTGGTCCTGCGGCATCACGCTCGCACCGCGCATCTTCTCCATCAGCATCAGCTGTTGGCTCGGCGTCGGACCCTGGGCCTGCTCCTCCTTGCTGATCCGGAACTGGTCGAGGTCGGGCACGCCCATCGCCCGGATCGCTTCTTCCGCGATCCGCCCGGTCTTGTACTCCATGCCAAGGCCGGTCTGGTTGAGGATTTGCAGCATGTTCATCCAGGTTTCGGCGTTGCGGCTCGGCTCCAGCGGCAGCGTCCCGTCCACCACCAGGTAGTCCACGTCGCCCTGAAGATCGCTCACGTTGAAGTCCAGATAACCGTCCTGGATCATCGGCGACAGAATGCCCGGCGTGCTCTCCGGGCTAATCCGGATCGACCCTTCGTACCGCAGCGCATCCTGAATGTTGCCCACCATCATCCGCACCATCGGCCGCACCGTGGTCGCGCTGGCCACCCGCGACAGCACACCCAGCCGCTGGCTACCCAACTGACTCAGCCGCTGAATTTCGGTGGCGGTCCGCACGTCGGCGGTGGGCATACCCTGCTGCGCATCGCTGGCCGCGCTCAGCCGCTGTTTCATATCACTCAGGAACGCGATGTCGTTCAGATGGCCACGGGTCACATCGGGCACCTGCGCGATGTACACGCCCTCGCCAGGCTTCGCGCCAGGCATGCTGCGGACGATGCCCCACGGATTGCGGTCGATCAGATCGGGAATGCTGACGCTCGACGGGTCAGCGAAAATCAGGTTGTTCAGGCTCGCCTGCACGTTGTCGATGCGGCTCCGAAGCAGCCACGTCGCAATATCATGAAGAGGCAGAAGCAGATCATACAAGCTCTGCGAATACGTCTTGTGACTGTCATGGTAGATGCCTCCGATCACCACCGGAAACTGACGACCACACGGCGACAGCTGGAAGCGGATCACCGCCTGCTCGTCCAGGATCACCACCACCAACCAAATCGCGTCGATGCCGGGCATGCCGATCTCAAAGCCGGACAGCTGCAACCACACCTCGTCCACGACGTGCGCGTCACCCAACGCGAAATACCCGGAGCCGGTGCCCCTGTCCACTTCGTAGGATTTGTTGGGGTCGATGTTCAGGCCATTGCCTTCTTCCTTCACCCACTTGTGCGCGTCCCAGGTCCGGCCATTATGCGCGTCGTTCAGCTTGCGCAGGCCAGGGAACATCTTGAGCTTAGGGTAAAGGTTGCTCCGCAGCAGCGCATTGAAACTCGCGTAGCTCACGAAGCCAACGAACTGCATCGCGTTCCAGTCGCCCCAGCTGACGCGCGGGTCCGGGAAGCAACAACGCGGATCGAAGTTCACGATCTGGTTGGTGTTGCGCTGGCCATCCCACATCACCTTGGTCGGCGCAAAGCCATAGCGCACGCTGTCCAACAGCAGCTGGGCCAGCCTGGCCTCGCCTTCGGTGCGACGCATCTGTTGGTGCAGCACCCGCTCCAGGATCGCGCTCACCTTGCGGCTCTTGCGGTCCAACCCCTCCAACTGGAACATCGGGTTGCGCCCGGCCATCGCCGCCATCAAGTAGGTCAGCACCGTATCGGCAATCGCACGCGTATCCGCGATCACCGCCTTCTCGCGAAACTGCGTGGCCTCCGGCGGCACCCACACATCATGGGCGCGATCCGCCAGCTTCCACTGGTCGTAGCGCTTGCTGATCCGCGAGTGCGACATCGTGAGAAGGTTCTTCACGAACTCGATGATGCGGTTTTCTTCCTCAATCGAGAACAGGTGCGAGATGTCATCGAAGTTGGCCAGCGGACCTTCGCCACTCTGGCCAATATACTTCGACAGGTCGATGATCACGCCATCGTCCTGCGTCGGCACAAAGTTGCGATAGTCCACACCGCTCGCGACCATCAGTCACCCCATCGGAACAGCTTGTTCCTATCCGCCATACTGTTCAGGCTGCCCATCGAACTCAGGCCACCCGTGGCCCGCTCGACCTGCTGGTACAACGAGTTGCTCAGCTCCAACGGCGCATTCAACATCGCCTGATTGCCGATACTCGTCCGCGACAACTGATCCATCGCAATCACAAAAGCGTCCACCTGGTCGTCGTTCGTGCCGCTCGGGAACGAAGCCATCTCGTCCAGGAACGCATCGAGCCAGGGCGCTTCCTTGGGCAGCAACACGATGCCGCCCTCGATCAGCGAGGACACGTTGTCTGCTCGGCTGATCTTATCATGAACTGCCTTCACAGGCACAATAGAAATACCAGTCGTGCCACGCAATTCTTGAATAAGCGACTGGCCAGACGCCTTGTCCTCGATGTAGAAGGCCCGCAGTCCTTTGCCCCTGTACTTCACGTTCACCGAAGTCACAACACGCTTCAGGCTCGGGTAATCCCACTTCCCACGGATCACATCCAACACATAGATGTCGCCGTTGTTGTGCAGGCCAGCCACAAGCATCACAGAGTAGTCGTTCATGCTCTGCGTCTTGAACGCCGTGTCCATGCCAATAACTATGGTCTGGAAATCCTGGTAAAGCGGCGTCTCCTCATAGTAACGCCACCAGTTGGCCTTGATGCGGTTGCCGCCCCTAATGTACGGTTTCTGCATGTACAATGCCGCGAATTCACGCTCGTTGGTGCGCTGCATTCGCTTCAGCGTTTCCAGATTGAACCGCTCGGGCCACAGCGCCTCCTCGGCATTGCGGATCACCCGGCGCTCGGCAATCGGGATCAGGTTGAGGTCCTTGGCCGACATGTACTCGGGGTCGTCTTTGGGCAGGCTCGACCGCAACAGCGACGACGCCTTGCCAGGCCGAATGGCGGGCAACTCGATATGATGCCAGCGGCCCTCCTTCCAATCCTCGGTGTCCTGAAGGCGGCCCGCCAGATCGTCGGGATGCCAGCGCGTCAGGATCACGATCTCGATGGGCTCCTCCTGACCAACATCCAAGGTCAAGGGCTCCTTGCGGTTCATCAAAGAGCCGCTGTAGAAGTCCCAAGTGGTGTTGCGGCGGGTCGGGCTCTCGGCGTCCTGACGGTTACGAACCGGGTCGTCAATCAACAGCATGTTCGCCGGACGGCCAGTGGTCGTACCGCCCATGCCCACGCCCGCATACTGGCCACCCATGGTGGTCATCCAGAAGTCCGTAGCACGCGTACTCGGGTCCACCTGAAAATGCGTGAACGCCTGGGACGTACACGGCTCCTCGGCATAGCTTCGGGTCTTTCGCCCGAAGTCGTTGGCCAGCGTATCGTTGTACGAGGTGGCCAATACAGCACGGCGCGGGTTGCGGGCCAGGTAATATACCGGGAACAGCCAGCTGGCCAAGAAACTGTTGTGCGTCGGGATCAACGCGCGGCCCGCCAGATACTGGCCATCCGGAGCGTCCACCTGAATGCACCGGCCGATCTCGGGGCTGCCATACTCCAGGCGCTCCACGTAAATACGGCCAATCGGCGGGAACACCTCCTCCTTCACGAACAAGGGAAGGTACTCCTTCTCAGGGAGTTTCGGCGAGTTCATGTAGTAAAGACGGCGCACGGCCGGAGACAGCTGCATCAGGTACTGCGTCTCAAGTACGCGCGCAGGGCCACGGGTGTTGGCCTCCTTCATCGTCCACTCGTGATTGGGGTGGCACTTGATCCGGGCACCGTTCGAGAAGATCACGTTGACCCAGGCCAGGCTCGGCTCGCCCACCGCCACGACCTTCGTCGTGTGGCCATCCGGATGGAAAAGCTCATCGCCCACCTGAAGCTCACCATGCGGCTTCAGGCCCTTGGTGGTGAGAACCGGCGTGCTGTCGGCCAGCAATTTGCCATGCCGGGGCGGCATGTTGATCATCAAGCTGCGGACGATATCGCCCTTGGCGTTGGTCAAGGTGCCCTTTTCGAGTTTGTCCAGGGCGTCGATCAGCTTCAGCTGAAACGGAGCCAACGCGAAGTTCGGATGATGCAGCTGGACAAAGCCAAGAAAACTCTCCTCAGCCGCCCGCAGGCGGATGAGGTACTTGAGGGCGTCAAGGTCTTTGGTGCTGTCCGCCATTAGTCCATGTTCCTGGAAACCCGCTCACGAATAAGCTCAGAGGCCAAGGTCGGCATGCCGATCAAGTCCTGAGAGTCTCGCACAGCGTAGTCCACATGTGAGCACAAAACAGACCCACCACGAGGATCGGTAGCGTCAGCAGGAATACGGTGGAAAGCGACCAAAGCAAAACCGTCGAGAGGGTAGCCACGCATCTCGTCAACACATTCCTTAAGACGCTTGTAACCTTAAGACGCTTGTAAACATCGCGGCGCTTCCTCTTCTCCAGAGTGTTCTTGTGAACCGTGAGAGAAACCACGTTCTTCCTGTCACTGGCCATCGAATTTCCTCCGGGCAATCCGCGCACGGGCGCGCTGGATCGGGTCATCCACAATCCGCTCAAGCGTCAGCATGTGCGCCAAGGCCACCCGCTTGTCGGCAGGGACGTGCGCGGGAAGATTGGCCAGCTCACTCCGGAGAACCTCGGCGTATTCCTGGGTGGTGGCCTTGCTCTTGACGAACTGCGTGGCCGGATCGTGGATCGTGACACTCATGGATTAGTCCTTTACCTTGCGTTTGGACAGGCGACCGGGGATCACACAGTCACCTTCAATCACCCCACCAATCGTCACGTCCATCTCCTGCTTGATCCGGCGGGTCTTCTCCTCGGCCTGGCGGCCCATCAACTCAATCGCGGCAGCTTCGAGTTGCTCGCGCGACATCCGGCGCGGGTCTTCGTTGCGGTTCTCGTTGATGTTCGCATTCAGCGAAAGGTTCGGGACCGTCTTGTCCAGGAGCATGCCAAAGAGGCGCACCTGTTGAGCGCTCCAGGACTCAGTGCCATCAAGCACGGAGGCGGCGCGGTCGATGTTGTCGGAAACCACCTTCACGATGCGGCCACGCAGCGCACTCACCTGATGCGGCGTCAGGCCAGTCTCGGCGTTCACTACCTTGGTCGGGCCAAGGTGGACACGGCTCGGGAAATGCTCAGGCATCGGGCGGGATATCCCAATCGAAAATGGAGGGCGGCGTGGCGTCAGGAGGAAGATCAAACTCATCCAGGTTTACGGGGAGTTTGGTCCTGCGTGCCTTCTCAGTAGCCTCACGGGAACGGGCACGCTCGATTATGGCCACCAGCTGTTCATACGTGTTCCGGGTATTGGGAACCATGCTGTTGATCTGACTGGTCGCGGCGCGCTGCATTATGGCCTCAAGTTCCGCGCTGATAGGGGTCCATGTCATGATGGCCTCCTCTGTTGTGGGCAGAATACATCAAAGATGGGTGAAAAAAAAGGCCCCGTAAATACGGAGCCTTTAGTTGGGTGCCATCACAACAGGAGAGCCTTGATCTTAGATCAGCCGGAGAAGGTGGGCAAGATATTCTTCGATGGCCGTCAGACGGTCGTACATCCGGGCACGCTGGCTCTCCATCAGCGGGAGGAGGCCACTAAGCGGGGCGGTGTGTGCTTCGGACGAAGAAACCGGCGGAACGCTGCCAAGGCGGGCTCGCGGCAATCCCAGCCTGGCAGGTGTTGTACTGCGTCATTCGTCGGTGCTCCGTTGGTTGGTGGGGTGAACTTGACCGGCAATGGCCGGGTAACAGGAAGCGTCGATGTAGTTGTCCGGCCGGAAGTTGTGGCCACCCGTGGCAATGCGGGCAATCTTCGTGAGAGCCATGTGGATCGCCTCACGATGCGCAAGGCCAGCGTCCCACAGGGCGTACTTGTCGTAGATCGCCTTGAGTTCGGCGGCACACTGAAGATTGATGGCAGGATCGCCGTAGGCGTCGTTGCGGTCGCCCGTGGTGAGGGCAATGGCAGCAGACAAAATGGCGTCGCGCTGAATCATGATTTGGCTCCCTTGCGGATGCGGGTGATGGCCGGGATCGAAGTGGGCTGCGTCTCATGCCAACGGCCACGGGAATAGGTGGAGGGCGGCGGCAGAGGATGGAGACGCGAAAGAGCGAAGAAACGGATGTACGGGGTGGTGCCACGGATGTTGTTGCAGCGCGCACAGGCCACGACAAGGTTGGTCATGTTGGTGCGGCCACCAGAGGAAAGGGGAACAAGATGGTCGAGAGTGGCGGAGGAGTCGAACGCGGTGTCCAAAGTGACGGGGTGGCCACACCAGAAACAGCGATGATGCTGGCGGAGGAGGAGGGCGGTGCGGAGCTGAGCGAGGAAAGTGGTGCGTCCGGACATCGTGAGGGCTCGGAGGAGAGGGGGAGGCACTAAGCCTCCCCCCAGGTACACATACATTCTACCGGATTACTCGCCGAAGAACCATGCATCGAACCATGACAGGGCACTCAAGGGGAAAAATGAAGTTCCCCGGCGCGGCTCAGGGGATGAGAGGGACGTGGAGCTACAGGGGGGTGCGTGCTCCAGATGCGCCGGGGAACTGAAATGAAGTGTGGCGCGATTGGCGGCAGGGGTCAAGAGGGAATGATGGAAGGGACGTTATATAAGGGGGCGAAGTTTGAAAAAATTGGCGCGGTACTCGGAGGGGTGGGGAGTCACATTCGCGCAACCCGGCGGCGGCGGGTCGCCACCCCGCCCCCCCCTATTGCTGGCCAGACCCCTCTGCCGCAGCATAGCTGCGACAGACCACCGACAACCCATTGAAAACCTTCGGTTTTACCACCCCTAGCAAGGGTGGCAACAAGCTGGACAGGCTAAGAAACTACGCGAAGGACAGGCCGCAACCCCTTGAAAACATTCGGTTTTAAGTTAGCCCTCCCCACCCTCGCGTATGCGCGCGCTCGCACATTTCACACAACACGCGCGTACGATGCGTGAAATCCCCCGAAGGGGGATGGGGTAATTGGGCGGAAGGACCGGCCAAACCGGGCTGGTCCAGCGGCACAGCGCCTCGCAGCGCTGCCCGCAATGCACAACGGGAGTTTTTACCATGACCCAGTTTTCCTCGCTGAACGTGACCGTGAGCGCGGGCAAGAAGGTTTTCGACCGCCCGCTCCGCATCGTGGTCGCTGGCCCGCACGCGGGCAAGTTCGCGGTCCTGCGCCACGGCTCGGCGACCCTGGTGACGGCGACCGGTCCGAACACGGCCAACGCGGACCTGAGCGCGCCGCGCATCCCGGCCGAGCAGACGCGCGTTGCGAAGCTGGCCGACCTGGGCCTCGCGACCAAGGCGCAGCGTGCGGAGCCGAAGGCTCCGGCCGTGGCGTCGGACATTCCGGCGCTCGAAGCCAAGTACGCGGACATCCTCGCGGTGCGCGGTGCCGCGTGGCTGCGCAACATGGCCGCGCACACGAAGGACCCGGTGAAGTCCGCCGCGATGAGCGCGGTCCTCGCCCGCTCGGGTGACGCGAAGCCCGCCCGCAAGGCCAAGGGCAAGCCCCAGGCGGACGCGCAGATGGCGGCGTTCGCGGCGGTCGCCCAGGCTCTCGGCATCGACCTGAATGCGCTTCTCGCGCTTCGCAAGGCGTAACACCCACTCGCACGGAAGGGGGCCTCTGGCCCCCTTCCGCATTCTCGCATGTGCAGACGAGCGCTGCGCATACGTGAGTGCGTACCTGTGTCCACAAGCCAAGGAGAGTACCATGACGTTCGATACCTTCGCGTTCTTCGTCTCGTGTGACGTGACGCGTGACACGAACCCGCCAGTTTTGGTGTTGCACTACGCGATCCAGTACCGGCGCTGTTTCAACGCGTCGATGACGCCCGACCAGACGCTTAAGCTTCTGCACATGATCGAGCGCAAGCGCAACGTGATGCGTGGGAGCCAGAGCCATGTCGCTTGATCCCTTCACCATCCTCATTGGCGTCGTCGTCCTGCTGGCTTACGCCTACCTGACGATTGACAGCCTGGCTCCCTTCATTGACGCCTACCGCAAGCGTCGTGCTTCTGCGCGTCGTCGGGCTTCCCTTCGCCGGAGGATGTTCTGATGCCTCCGATCATGCTCGCGTATCTGCGGACGGCCTGTTGCATGGGTTGCCGCCGTTCGCCCGAGGCCACTGCGCATCGTCTGTGTGCGTGGCTTCATCACGACTTCAAGCGCCACGCGACGCCCGAGGAGTTCGAGATGTTCCGTGCCGCTGCCGCGCACCACGCCTGAGAGGAGCCCGACCATGCACAACGACAACACGATTTTCCAGGACTACCTGATCGCCTGCGGCATGGTCGCCGCGCGTCGCAGTTACGTCGCCGAGCATCTGCGTCTGTCCACCATTTCGCTTCACTTCATGGCCTTGGACGTCGTGGAAGCGACTGTGGCGGAGATGCTTCCGGACATGGGCCGCGAACCGACGCTTGCCGAGTACGGCATGCTCTGTGACGCGGCGCTTGCTGGTCTGCGCATGCGAGACTAACCGATGACGTACCGTGACTGGATCGTCATTGCATGGGTTGTGGCACACATCCTCGCGATGTGTGCCGTGACCCTTTACGTTCACTTCGGCCACAAGGACAGGTGACATGAGTTACACCGGCCATTACCTTCCCGAGTACGTTGTCCGTTTGGTGACGGACCCGTCGCTTCCGCTTTCCGCCAACGCCCGCAACATCCGTTCGCTGATGCATCGCCACGCGATCCCGGACGAGGGCAAGACCGACTTCTGGTACGCGATGACGATTGCGCATTACATGCGTCTTCGCGAGGACAAGCGCCTTGTTGCGGTTCGTGGTTTCGATCTGTACCTGCCTGCGTCGAGCAACGAGCACGACCGGATTGCGCCGCTCTTGCCGCGATTGACGCAGGCGTCGCCCTGTGTATTTATGGAGACAGCGAGAGCGATTTCGTCAGCGCTTTCGCACGTTCGGAGCGGCATCATCCGCCTGCTCTGCGACTACCTTCTGACGATGGGAGCACAACACGATGAGCAAGGTTGAATGGACGCCGAAGCCGAAGGTGAAGGAAGAGGCTGAGGCCGCTTCCTCTCCGTATGATCCCAGCCTGTCGGCGATCCGCGCCGCCGTTTACACGCTGGCGATGTCGGGCGGCGACGACGCGGTCAAGGCTCTGATCCCGGCGCTTGCCGAGACGCTTGTGTCGCTGCTGGTGGGTATTTCGCGGGGTCACGAGGAGATTGCCTTCAAGGGCCTCGACGCGATCACCCAGGACATGAAGGTGAACATGCACGATCACCTGAACGAGTACGCCAGGGCCAAGAAGGAGCGCGAAGCGTGTCGGAATTCCTGATCCGCATGCTGTTCCCCCACCCGCTTTTGCGGGTGGGGGGCATGCTCGCATGCGCCCTCATTTTCATTTACGTGTGTGTGGTGACGCCGCGCTACGACTACGCGCGGATGGTGAAGCTGCGTGAGGAGGGTCATTCCTTGCGTGAGGTAGCGGATGCGGTTGGCTGTTGCCAGAGCATCGTGAGCCGTGCGACCGCCCAGGTAGAGCCGCTTCATGTTCGTGAGGCGCGCCGGGTCTACGAGCTTCTGAGCAAGCGGCCCTACGAGGACAAGGAGCTTCCCCGAAAATGAGCGAAGAAGATTTGGCCAAGCGTCTGATCCACCAGGGCGTCTTGTTGATGGCCCAGGCCAAGGAGATCGAACGTCTGCGTTTGAGCCTGGAGGTCGCCGACGCGATGAGCGACACGCGTCTGCGTGAGCGGCTTCGGATCAACCAGGCTCGCCAGGCGGTTGGGCACTACAACATGGAACACAGCGGCAGTTTTTTCCACAGGTGCCCGATATGCGAGCGCGACACCACGCGAGAGTGGCATGCCATGTCGTGTCCGTTGTGCGTTCACGAACAGGAAGATGCGGCGAGCGGCAAGAGCCACCTGACGAAACTGGTTCGGGTCTACGAGGGCAAGTGATGGCCATCATCCATGACGCATCGAGTTTGGACAGGTCGCGTGCTGAGTTCGCATTGCGTCGGATGGGCACGCTCGGCTTGGACAAGGCCAGTGCGCAGTTGGTTTACATGGAGATCAGTAAACTTTTGCGCATGCACGACGAGGAGAACGGCTTCGACACGAAGCTGATGTTGGAAGTGATGCTCGGCCAGGGCTATCTGCTGTCGCCTTCGCAGTTGGTAGCCCTGGACGGGACTTTGCGTTACACGCGCCTGTGTAATCTGTTTGAGAAGCTCCGGAAGTTGGACGCGAAGGGCGCGACGCTTGCGGAGAAGCGGAAATTCGAGGAGAGGTTCGATGCCCAGGAAGCCCGCAAATCCCGACGCGAATAAGCCTGCCAGCTGGGAGGCGCTGAAGACGCAGAAGCTGTCGTACCGTGACATTTTGGAGCGTCTTCTGACGCAGGACCGTGGTGCCAAGGACGGCGCGCCCGGGCGTCGTTTTTACATGTCGCGTCGTGAGGAATTGGTGTGGTTGCTGTCGTCTGTGATCAACCCGCGCAATTTGACGACGAAAGAAGACCGGCGGAAGGCCAGGATCATCCTGACGTTGATGGAGGCGATGGGTGTGGCGTTTTTCCCGGCATCGCCGCACGAGGACGTGATGGCGTTAGCGATTGTGGCGCGGCTGAAGCAGGTGATGGTTGAGCTTGGTCTGAAGCGCGAACCGACATTGGACGACGCGAAGGAGATCATGCGTGCGATCATCGAGGCGAGCCCGTTTCACCAGGAAGAGAACTTGATCCGCTACCGTGACGGCACGTTGAAGGGGATCGAGGATGAATGGAAGCACTATGTGAAGGGTCGGAAGGCTGACCCGTATGTGGAGGGCATGGACTGAGCATGACATGATACGCAGACATTAACCCCGAAGGGGTTATTGGGTTAGGCCAACAACGCAACGAGAGGAATTCCGAATGGCAATGACGACGATGGTGCTGCTTGACCCGGTGGCGATGACCGTGAAGACGGTTCTGGCTTCGCCTGGCACGGAGCACGCCAAGGCCAAGGAGTGGATCGGCTGCGACATGGTGGACATGGTGGTGTTCCATCGTGAAGACGAACCGTCGCGGCCGACGTTCATCGCGATTGTGGATGATGAGGGTCTGCTGCGGCCGTGGTCGGAGCAGGAGTTCACGATGCTTGCTGACGAGTACGGCGAGCGGGTGTTGAGCGGTCGGGTGGTTCTGGTCCCGGTGGACGCCGAGGGTGGCTTCGACCCCGAGGCCACGGTGTACGCGGCGGACGGCGAGGGCGAGCATGAAGCGCTGTTCGCGTTAAGCCTGGACCGAAACGACAAAGCCGTCGTTGTCTGCGCGTTCTGCGATAAGGAAGGCGTGGCCAGGGCGAGTGCGCGTGGTCTGTTCGACACCAGGATCACGACGAACGGCAAGACCGAGACGATTCCGGTGCGCCCGCACGAGAACGTGTAGCGAAGACGAACGATAAGACAAACACCATCACCCCTGGCCATGTGGCCAGGGGTGATTTGTCATGTGCGTAACGTAGGAGGAGATGAAATCCGATGGGTATTTTGGTTCTTGTGGTGGAGACGCCAACGGCCGACAGCGTGAAGTGGGTGTGTGAGCGGGTTGGCCAGTTGCAGGACGGGCAGAAAGTGTCTGTGGTGTACATCAAGGGAGTCCCTGACGGCAGGAAGAAGCGCGAGGCGGCCGCATACAAGCATCTTCAGGAGCGGCTGGCCAGCATGGGGGCGGATGTCGTTGGTTTGGATGACTGGTATGCGTCCGATAACGAGGTGGAGGACTTCGGTGTGACGATGATCCTGTGCGTAGGCCGTTACGGATACGCTCAGGAGATCGCCCGCAAGGCCAACATCCCGGTGCTGACGAGTCCGAGCGCATCGCCGGAATTCTGACAGAGGGAGGCAAGTGATGCTCAATGCGATTGCGTACCTGCTGTTCAACGAATTCTTCCTGCATGACTGTTCGGCCAAGGAACAGGCCAGGTGGGTGGAGATCGTGAAGGAGCGGGTGAAAGCGGTGGTGGGTGAGGAGGTGCAGTTGTGGGGGCTGCATAGGGCGTTCGGTGAGGGGGAGATCACGTTGGATGGACGGAACGCGGTCGAGGAAACGGGGGTCTACAACGGCACCAAGTTCGGCTTGGCCGTCGTGGTAGTGAACTCCGATTGCTCCGATGGCGCCGAGTGGGTGGGCACGGGGGCGTTGTTGAATGAGTCCCGGAAGTGCCTGGCCAATCGGGGCATTCCGGTTGTCCACGTGGCCACGCCCATACGGGACGAGCTGTGACTAAGGGGAGTGTGGTGAGATGAGGATTGGTTTGCTGAGTGAGGAAAATTTCTGGTCGAGTGGCCCGCTCAATGACTGCGAGAAGATCGTGTGGGTTTTGCAGAAGGTTCTGGAACAGTTCGGGGAGAACGTGGACACGTTCGTGGTGATTAACGGCGGGCAGACGGACAATCGGCTGACAGGCTTCGAGACTGGGAGTCGGGTGATGGGCGAGACGCCAGCGGCGGGGATATGGCGAGTCGATGAGCATGAACTCATAGTGGCGTGCGATGCGGTGTTGGTGTTGGGGAGGCAGAGATGAATGGGGAGATGGGCTGTGACGCGATGGCTGTGTTTGTGGATTTCGATTTGGAGGTGGACCAGATGGGGATACTGAGTTTCGTGGAGTTGATGCGGAAAACCTGGGGTGGAAGCAAGGTGCTCGGGATCAAGGACACGGTGTCGGGTTCGTTTCTGAAGGAGGCCGGATACGAGACGTCCGATGATGTCCAGCTGGTGGAGCAGGCGGACCTGATCGTGTTGTGGGTGCATGACGCATACATCGGGGGGAGTGTTTCGCACGAGTGGCTGGACAGGATGCGGGCTGAAGCGAGTGCATTGGGTAAGGGGGTGGTGGTGTACGCGGGGAGGACATTGGCGGAGGTGGAGGTGTGGAAATGAGATTGGGGATGTACGTGGCGATGGAGGTTCCGAGGGGGAAGATGCTGCGTTTCGCGCGAGAGATGGTTGAGACTTGGGGTGCGGCCCAGGTGATAGTGCCGGTGAACACGAACTTTGGGGAAACGGTGAAGGGGGAGATTGGGTGCGAGGTGGTTGAGGAGGTCTTCGATATAAACGTGGGGAGGCTGATGGACATGATGGTGCTGATGGTGGGGGACGACTTTGCCAGCAGTGATTGGTGCGGGGAAATCCGGGAGGCCATGGCCAAGGAGGGGAAGGCGGTGTTGGTGGGGAGGATCGAATGAGGATCGGGATTTATGCGTATGCGGGGTGCTCGGATGATGAGACGGTGGCATTTGCGAAGAAGGTGATCGAAACGTGGGGGGAGGGGGAGGTGAGGGTGGTGGTTCCTACGAATACGCGGTGCTTTACGGCGCTTCGGCGGGGGCGGGATGAGTTGGGGGTGGATGT